CCATTTTTCCCAACTAAGCCAATTTTAAAAATTGCCATTCCTATTGTCCTTTTCCCTTTTTTAAACGCGGTTAAGGGAAGGATTAAATAATAAACAAGGAAAGATAAAGTCAATGAAGCGGCACCAACAACAAAAGAAAGGATAAAAAAGAATTTATTCGAATTAATGTATATTTCATTGCTATAAAGATATTTTAAACATTCATTCTCGATTTCATTTTTATAAAAAGAAAGAATAGAAGATAGATTATAGAGAGCTAATATACCAAATGGCGTTAGATTATTACTCTTATCATTTGGAACCTGATTTTTATGCCGTAATAGAACACAATAACCCTTGGGCGAAGAATGGTAAAACAGGCTTTGAGAGTTTTTATGCTGATATGAAGGAATTTTGGCCTCATTTGTATAAGGGTGACCTTACCAAAGAAGATTTAAATAATTATATATTGGCAGGAGAAAATAAAGGTTGGTCAAAAAAAATATTAGAGCCTTCGAGTCTCATTTTCTGGTTTGAATTAATTGATGGTAATGAAAAATATTGGATAGAAAATATAGGTAGTCGGTTGAAAGCCGAAACAAATTCAGAAATAACGGCAATAGCTTATAAAGATACTCCAAATTTTTTATTTACTATGACTGGGAAAGAAGGAGAAGATATCCCATAGGGTTGGAAGGCCTCAAATAAAAATATAGGAAAATTTGGCAGTGGCTATACTAATATTAATGTTCCCGTAGATTTAGCCAATGAATTTGTAATTAGTTCAAAGCACTATAGTGCAATGGAATTAGCTGAGTAGTATATTTATAGTTATACGAATTTAGCAGAAACTAAAAGCATTTCTATTATTCCTAATTATGATTTAAAACCTAATTATAAAATTAAATTATTAGGTGAGCCTTATGCTATTAAAAGAATTACAGTGCCTTTAGCTTATAATGGCGTAATGAATTTAGAGTTAACTAAAATATATAATAATTAACAGAAAGGAAAATAAATATGGATAAACAGTTTTTAATGGATTTACTTGGGCAAATTATACAAGTTTGTCTTATTCCTCTTCTCGGCGTACTTACGGCTTATTTAGTAGCCTTTATTAAAAAGAAAAGTGCCGCATTACAAGAAACGACCAAAAGTGAACTTACTAAGAAATATCTTGAGCTTTTGACAGAAACAGTATGTTCTTGTGTAAGCGCCACTAATCAAACCTATGTTGATGAATTAAAGAAAAATGGCAATTTTACAAACAAGGCGGCGCACGAAGAAGCATTTAACAAAACTAAAGATGCCGTTTTGGCTATTTTAAGTGATGAAGCAAAGCAATATCTTACTTCCGCTTTTGGTGATTTAAATGAACTCATTACTACTAAGATAGAAGAAGAAGTAAACAAGAAATGATGATAAGGGAGGCCTAAATGGCTTCCCCCTTTTTTTTTATGCGCCGAAATCCTCTTTTCGGTTTCGAATAGGTGAAATTCTGGAAAATCGCCTTGAATTTACCTACTAGAATTTTCATATATAAGTGGAAGATAAAGATAAAAATCTTCCAGAAAGGATGAAAATAAAATGGCTCAAAACAACATACCGATGAATTACGGAAACGGAGGAGTAAATGCAAATCCTTATATGCCGTATGGTATGGGAAATACTTCATAGCCTTATTTACCTTCTCGAAGTGCTGGGCCTCAAGTTCCTCTTCAGACGAATGTTCCTTTCTTAAAAGGTCGTTTGGTATCCTCTATAGAAGAAGCAAGAGCGCAAAGCATAGATTTTGACGGGTCTATTTTTTATTTTCCTGATTTGGCGAATCAAAAGATTTATACAAAACAAATAAATCCAGATGGTACATCTACTCTCAATATGTATGAACTAAAAGAAATTCCTAAAGCACCAAATGGGAATGATTATATTACTCGTCAAGAGTTTGAATAGGTGATTAGAACTATTGCGGCAAACTTGCCACATAAGGAAGTGGCACCCGCGCCGGCTCAGCAAAATGTGGAAACTTCTACGTAGATGGTCCCAGACCCCGATACGGCATATAAATTCTAATAAAAGGAGGAAATTATAATGCCAATAAATATTATGCAATTTGTCCAAATGATGAAAAGTGGTAATGGCAATCCTCAACAATTGCTTATGAATATGATGCAATAGAGAATGGGCGGGACACCTTTCGGTGATAACCTCATATCTTTGGCGCAACAAGGCAAATCGGCGGACATAGAGCAAATTGCAAGGAACTTATGCGCCTCTAAAGGCATAAATTTTGAAGAAGCATTTACTAACTTTAAGCAATAGCTTGGGTTGTAAAAATATATTTTAAAAAGGAGATAAAATTTTTATGTTTAACACTAATTCGCAGGGTTATAGTCTTGCTGATATTGCTGCCGCAACGGGCGGCGATAGACGTAACGGTGGCGACGGCATGTGGAATGACGGCGGCGCTTGGTAGAATTCTGCCACTTTATAAGGTGACTTATATTGAAAAACCGCGGAATTAAGCTGGAATCCTGAGATGGAAATCAGAACCGAAGGCTATAGAAAATAGTCAGGGGCAACGCCTAGGAGGTTAAATCATCCTCCCACGAGGCCGCGGCAACTATTAAAAAAGAAAGGAAAGAGAATTCAATATGAAACTGCTTAAAAACAAAAAAGAGCCGTCTCGCAGCAACGAAACGGCATCTATTAGCTTATCTCTTGGAACTATTACTAGTTGAAAAGATAGGCTGAACTATTACAAATAAGAAGTAATAGAATTACAGGATAAAAAGCCTGTAAGATAACAAATTGGGATAATTATACTTTTCCTTTTCTGCTTCGCAGGCTGGGGCGGAAATGGATTTGGAGGAGGCTTCGGTGGCAATGGTGCCGCCCAAGGCGCTCTTACCAGAGACGAACTTATGCAAGGCTTCGACTTTAGCGGACTCCGCTCCGACATAGCAGGTCTGACTGGCGACGTAGCAAACGGCTTTTATAGTATCAACACGAACCTTTTAAGCGGCTTTGCGGGAACAAACGCAGCTATAAATTCGGGTACTTAGGCTATACAGAGTGATATCTGTAATATGGGCTTAACCAACTTACAGAATACTAACTCTATTGTTCAAGCTATCAACGCCGACACAGTAGCAAATATGCAGAATACCTATGGTCTTACCACACAGCTTAACGCTATGGCGGCAAACCAAGCAGAATGCTGCTGCCAGACTCGTCAGCTCATCTCTCAGAGCTTTGCTGACCTTAATTACAATCTTGCTTCACAAGCTTGCCAGAATCGTCAGACCGTTCTTGACAGCACTCGTGATATCATTGATAATCAGAATGCAAGCATGCGCTCAATTCTTGACTTCCTCGTTCAAGACAAGATTGACTCGCTTAATGCTGAAAATGCGGCTCTTCGTGGCCAGGTTTCACAGAGCGAACAGAACGCGTATTTAATTGCGCAACTTAGGCCTAGTGCTATGCCCGCTTATGTAGTAAGTAATCCTTTCACAGGGGTACAGTATACTTCTTATGGCTGTGGCTACGGCACAGGCTGTGGATGTAATAGCTAATTTAACTAAAGAAAGGATAAACACATAAAATGGAAATAACGGCAAATGCTTTATAGACAGTAAATGCTGGCTCTAATGTAGTTTTTACTAATACCGCTGTTTCTGGTAACTGTTCCATTATGCACAGAGAAGGAAGCGGGCTTGTTACTTTGAGAGGTATTACCAATCAGAGACGCGCCCGTTTCCGCATCTCTTTCGGCGCTAATATAGCAGTTCCCACGGGCGGTACAGCTGGCGCAATAAGTTTGGCCATTGCAGTAAATGGCGAACCCATATCTACTAATCAAATAATTTCTACTCCTGCGGCTGTAGAGGAATTTAACAATGTATCAAGAGCGCTGTACTTGGATGTTCCTTCTGGTTGCTGCACACAAGTTAGCGTTGAAAATACTAGTACGCAAGCTATTTCTGTCCAAAACGCTAACCTTATTGTTGAGCGCGTTGCATAAAAGGAGATAGAATTATTTTTCGATAATAACTGGTCAAAGTTAAAGTAAACACTCCTCTCTATTTTCACATAATAATGAATAAAAAATTAAAAAATAGAGAGGGTGTTTTATAGAAATGAAAAAATTTACTTTAGAAGATGTAAAACAGTATTTAAAAGAAAACGATATTAATAATGAATGTGAGTTATTATCAGATTCTTATATTGATTCAAAATCTCCTTTAAAATTTAAATGTAATAAATGTTAGGAAATTTTTTTTAGAGCTTATTCTAGTGTAAAAAGGAATTCTCATTATTATTGTTCGAGGTGTTCTCGAGGACGTAATTTAAGTATAGAATAGGTACAAGACTTTTTAGAAAAAAATGATTTAAAAAAAGATTGTACTTTATTATCAACTATATATAAAAATTATTATGCTCCTTTATTATTTAAATGTAATTGTTGCGGCGAGATTTTTGAAAGGAAAATGTCACAAGTGAAAGAGTTAAAAAGGTATTTTTGTTATAAATGTTTAAAAAAAATGTAGGGTGGATATAATAAATTGTCTATTGAAAAAGTTCTTGAGTTTATTCAGTAGAACGATGTTAATCACGACTGTTAGCTTTTATCCCAAGAATATTATGATCAAGAAACTCCTTTATTATTTAAATGTAATTGTTGCGGAAAAGAATATGAAAGAACTTATTAGACAATGAGAAGTAAAAAAGCTTTTAAATGTTTTGACTGCGCACATCACTTAGACCCTAATAGAGATGTAAAATTATATCAAAGTTTAACTTCTTTTTTTAGGAATAAAATTAAATCGTGGAAAAATAATTTTTTAAATACTCATGAACATAAATGTGATATTACGGGTAACTCAAATATAGAATTAGATTTACATCATATAGTTAATTTTTCTACTCTTTTGGCACAAGCCTCGAAAGATACTGGAATCCCTTTAATTTACTATCCACATGAATTTTCTAATTATGGGTATGATGTTGATATTCTTGTAAAACGTTTATTAGAATTACAAGAAGAAGCATCGGCTGTTTTGATAGAGAAAAAATTGCACCAAAAATTTCATAAAATTTATGGATATAAAAACAATTCATTGGAATAGTATCTTGAATTTAAAAATATAATTTTAAAAGAAAGAGAGGATTAAATCAAAAAGTAATTATGAACGATGAAAGATTAAAAAGTATAGAAAATCAATTAATTTCTAAGATTGAAGCATAGATGTCAAATCTGGAATGCGTTGACGCCGAAGAGCTTGGAGAAGTAATCAATGCTATTCATCATTTGGAAGAAGCGCTATATTACGCCTCGGTAACCAAGGCCATGGAAGAAGCTTCGGAAGAAGAGAAAAACGAAGCTCTTATGCGCTACTATCCTATTGATACGGCACGTCGTTCAAGCCGCAATATGCTTGAACGCCGCAGATATGATGCTGGCGAAATGATGTACTATTCAGATGATGGTAGATATGATCATTACAATACAGATAAATACTTTTATCATAAAGGTGAACACGTAGATGAAGCTAAAGGTAAATATTTAAAAGCAAAATCTACCAATAGCGATAAAGTATCTCAAATGAATTCTTTAGAGAAATACCTTCAGGAACTCGCTAGTGACATGGCCGAGATAGTTGACGGTTGCTCTCCAGAAGAAAAGACTTTAATACATAAAAAATTAACAGGCTTAGCTTCTAAATTAGAATGATTCTAATAAATGGAAAGGAGTGGGATATCAGATTGACATATCCCACTCACGATAAATTGCAAAGAGATGATGGCTTCTACACGATTGCTAGTTGCGATAATCTCCATTAGACAATTTACATAAGCGAAGAATTAAAAGGATATCGGCTCCGCAAAGCTTTAATACACGAAATAACTCATGCATATATCTATAGTTATAACATTGATTTAACAGATTATGAAGAAGAAAAATTAATAAATATTCTAACCAATTTTGGAACCGATATTATAAATTTGGCTGAAAGCTTGTTATAAAATAAGAAAGAGGGAACTACTTAAATGTAGCTCCCTCTTTTTTTATTGGCTATTATTTAATCCACTTTGGTATTTTATCTAAACGTTTTTGAAGAGTAAATCTCCTTCATGATTGCCGCCCAATTTATTATAGGCTTCATGCTTTTTTTCAAAAGCTTCAAACTCGTCATAGGTGACGTGATGGTCTTCAGAGAGCAGTTCTTTACCAAAAGCCATAAATCTTTCTTTTTGTAACTCTAATACACCGCTGCGGATAGCGTCTATAGACTTATCTTGTTTGTCATTTGCTGTTAGCATTTTTTGTTCTAAATTCTTTATCCTTACAGAATCATTTTTATCTGTTTCGGCAATCAAATTCTCTAAACGGATAAACTCTTCTTTCCTTTCGGAATCGAGTCCTTTTTTATAAAGAGAGTAATATCTTTTTACTAATGCTGTTAAACCTGCTGCCACAAGACCAAAAAGAAATTGTAGCCAATATTTAGCTATAAATTCCCACAAAAACAAATCACCCCTCTCACTAAAATATGAAAATAGTAAGAGGGGCTTTATAGAAAAATGACCTTTTTAAGTCCAAGAAAGAAAATCGGCATCAGAGGTCGGCTTTTTCCTATTATCTATTATTTTATCTTTAAAGTAGGCATCCTTTAAGCAAATTGCGTCACATACGTCATCGTTTGCCGAAATGCTATATTTGTTAAGCACATATTCAATATCGGCTTGTTTAAGCTGCTGTCTTTTAATGCCGCGGCCCGTATGAATGCCGATTCGGCTTCTCCAAGTGCTAGCTACTAACACCTCTTGTTCTACTTTTGGATTTATTAAATAAGCAGAATAAAAGATAATTCCCTAGAGCCAAGTTAATACTTTATAAGTTCTATCGTTGTAATTAGGAATTACTTCTTCGGCAACTATTTTACATACTTCATGCTTTTGGATTAATTCGCAGATTTTGTCAGCCATTACCTAAATGCGTTTAAAAGTGTTAGAAGAACTGGATTGGATACATCCATATTCTAAAATATCTCCCTACTCATTAGCTACGCAGTATCCAGTAGAATGAGATGATAAATCGAGAGCTATTATATTATTCATTGGTTGAGCCGAAGCCGCCGCTACGAGTCCCAGAGGCTACGTCACCCTCTATGACTTCGTATTTGTGGATAATACCTTGGCCTATTCTATCGCCTTTCTTCAAGAGTAAATCATAAGGTGAAAGATTTATAACTTGGAAAAAGATTTCACCCTCGTTCTGAACGTTATCAACATAGTCGGCGTCGATTATACCTACACCGTTAGCGAGTATTAGCCACTGTTTAAGAGGTGTAGATGAGCGAACGCTGAGTTCAAGATAAGAGCCAGGCTCAAGATAAGACTTTATTCCAGTAGGTACAAGAGTAGGCTTAATACCTGTCATTTTGGTAACTCCACTCATTTCCTCAAGAGTAAGAGCTTCTTTCCCATAGCTAGAATGAAGAGTATTCATTGATTTAATGTATGAAGGAACTACAATATCTTTTGCCACTTCAAAATCATATCCGGCACTTTGAGCTGTTTTTCGCTCAGGTAGATGGATATTTTTATCTTTATATTTGCTTACGACTTCAAAATGACTCATAGTCTTTTACCTCAGGTTTATCCTCTTTATGAAAAGAATAATTTATATCAATGACTGAATCGGGTTCTTTTTCTACATTAAAGGACTTATTAAGAGTTACTTTATAATAATCATATATTTGTTCGCCGTCTTTATTATATTTCTCTTTATGCTGACTAGAATACTTTAAAAGATTGCCAGGTCTAGTTTTTTTAGCTTCTTCAATAAGCTCCATAGCTTCTTGCTCGTTTTCGGCGTGCCAAGTTTCTTGAGTATTAATAAGATATTTCATTGTAGTACGGATTAACCTCAACTTTCAAATTTTCGTTTAAATCTCTAATTTCTTTCGAGATTTTTTTAAGATAAGCTTCATTGCCTTCGAGAATGACTAAATCTAAATTATCTTTTTCGGCAGCCGCTGAAATGGCTTCGGCGAGTTCAGAAGTTGCATATTTCCCAACAGTGGTAATCTGTTTATTCATTATATCAACATATACTAATTTTTGAAGATAGGTAAATGTTGCAAAGTTACAATATAAGTATTTCCCGCCCGACATCATGCTTGCACCTCAATTACGCCAGCGGTATAATCAAAAAGCATAAAACAATATGTTTCATTCTTTTCAGTAGTTACCCATATTTCAAAAGCATTATTTTCAACAGAAGCTACATCTTTAATTATGCCGAAACCCTCTACGCACTCTTTTACCACATCTCCAAAAGGCTCGATAGAATCGGTAGATTTATGAAAGAGAGTATAATACCTCAATTCATTATTAAGAAGCATATAATAGGTGCTTTCTTTTGCCGCATTGTAGGTTCTTTGTATCTTTTCAAAACCTTCTCGGATTTTTGTAGGAGAAAGCGGAGTGGCGCTAGTATAAAGACTTTTATTAAGAGAATACATATCAACTGTAAGCTCAGGCAAATCAACTTTAGCCATTTCGGCTTTTTCTATATTTTCCATTTGGTTTTTTCAACTCCTTTAACTCTTTTATATATTATAACAAATATTTTTTATTTTTTCAAGCAATGAATAATTTGATTAGAGCTACCTCTTAATTCAAGGTTGGGATTTTTTAATTCTTCTACAAAAGGCCCATCTATAAGGTAGTCTAAATCATCTAAAATGCCATTTATAGTGTTACTATTTCTTTCTTTTAGCTCTTGGAGAGTGTAGCCTGTCCATAAATATATTTCAATTGAATTATTATACTGTTCTCTTACCGAACGCAAAATATAGGCAGTGGTAAAAAGATTTTCTTCACAAAGAGGTTCTCCACCCAAGATACAAAGATTACGGAGTATTCCATTTGCCGAAATGCCTTTTAAAATGCTATTCATCTCATTTATGCCAAAAGGCTTGCCCCCCGAGAAATTCCAAGTCTCGGGGTTGAAGCAATCTTTACAATGGTGAGGACAGCCTTGAAGCCATACAGAAACGCAAACTCCAGGGGCATTGGCTGTGTCATTTAATTTTAATTTAGCGTATTTCATTTAATTCCTTTATTAAAGATGTAGCTTTCTGTCTCTTATTTCCATTGTGCGGCCGTAATTCCAGAACTGCGTTCCAATATAACCGCAAGTACGTCTAGCGACATTTAAAGTTTCATGATTTGTATTGCCGCAATTAGGACAATACCATTCCAATTTGTCGTTTAAGAGAATTTCTCCATCAAAGCCACATTTTTGACAAAAATCAGATTTTGTATTTAATTCTGCATACATTATATGCTCATATATAAATTGTATGACTTGTTCTACTGACTGAATATTTTTTTGCAAATTAGGAGTTTCAATGTAACTTATTGCTCCACCGGGACTTAATTTTTGGAATTCTGATTCAATTGCTAACTTTGAAAATGCATCTATTTCTTCAAAAACCGGGACATGATAACTATTTGTTATGTAATCTCTATCTTTTCCATCCAACTTGATAAAAATATCTTCTCCAAATCGTTTTTTCAAACAGCTAGCAAATTTATAAGTCGTTGATTCAATAGGAGTACCATATACGCTATAAGAAATATTTTCTATTTCTCGCCATTTATTACATTTGTCATTAAGATACTGCATAATTTTCAACCCAAAAGTTTTTCCGTTACCAGAAAGGCTTGCTTTAGTCATAAATTTAACACATTCATATAAAGCCGCATACCCTAACGAAATTGTAGAATAATTAGAATGTAATAATTCATGGATAGAACAGCCCTGAGGCAAACGAGCTAAAGCTCCATATCTCCATAATATAGGAGAGACATCAGCATTAGCACGACTTAATCTCTCATGTCTTTTCTGTAAAGCTCTATGACACAACTCTAATCGTTCATCTAAAATTTCCCAGAACTTATCAAAGTCACCTTCCGAAGTAAAAGCTACATCAGCAAGATTAATAGTTACTACGCCTTGGTTAACATAATTAGACTATCTCTTCACTTATAATGTGTAAGTGTCGCGCGCTTCGAGCAGTGATAAATTCTGCCCTACTGGATTACATTCATCATCCATAGTCGTTACACCTTTCTTTTCAACTAAATTTTTACATCTATAATAGTCAATAATTTCATACCTTTGTTTAAACCAATTTTTATTAAAAAATTTGTTTAAACATCCATTTTTGTTTGGATGACCACTATATTCGATAAAATCTTTTGCAGGACAAAAAGTAATAGTTTCTTTTTTTTCTTTATCAAAAATTGTCAAAATCCAAACTTTACCTACTCTATGGTTATTTGTAATACAATCTTCGATATTTTCTTTCTGAGAGCCTAAATATAAATTATTAATATTATTATTTAAACTGTTATCGTCTTTATGCAAAACATTTAATCCATTATCAATTGAACCAATCCATGTTTCATAAACAATTTTATGAATAGGATAATGTTTTTGTCCTTCTCCAAAATTTATGTCAATATAATAATAAGGTTTTTCTTTACCTCTTATCATAGGTTTTAATATTTTGTGTGTATAGTCGGAATAAATTGTTCCATTATCATCACAATAATATTTTGTTTCTTTAAATTGTTTAAATGTTTTATTTTGTAAAAATATAGTTTTCATTATAAAAACTCCTTTTATTTTAGTAATTATAATAAGACTTGGCACGGTATTGCCCGAGGGTTTCACCGTTAGCAGGCGTCTTGCCCACACCATTTTTTCTTATGTTCACGCGATTTATTGACGGCTTAACCTTAGGCAGTCAACCGTCCATAATATTTATGATTAATTGGGTCAGGAGTTAAAAAGCTTCTACACGTTTTATCTATTGTTACCAATAGCACTGACTATATCTTCATTATTTTATTTAAATAATGTCCTTGCGCTTCCAACAAGTGCTTATCTCTTGTCGTACCAACGATACATATACCGTTGCCAGGTTATTCCCCCGAAAATAGTCGATACACCTTATTCATCATATTCAAAATTCCATTCAGTATAATTAGGCCTTTCGTTTTTTAAAAATAAAGATATTCTATGTCTATCTATTTTTGTAAATTCTTCACATTGACGAAGGCTTTTAAAATTATATTTTTCATTTGTCTTTTTATTAGTTGCAATTATCCAAATACCACGCCCTTTATGAGGATTAATATAAGTATTTTGTTCATATGCTTTTTTTACATTTTCAGAATTAGTAACTGCTTGCAAATTATCTAATCTATTATTAGATTTGTTTGCATCTATATGGTCTATATATTTACAATTACCAAAAAAAGCTTCTGCCATTAATCTGTGTACTCTTTTACGATAAGTGCGACCTTGACTTTTTAAGACAATATGTTGATATAAATCTACTCCTGTATAAGGAGATAATATATTCCCCGTTTTAAAGTTGATAACTTGGCTATATTTATTAATCCCAAAAGCATTATCAAGACTTTTAAGCGGAATAAAATCTGATGGATATTTTTCAAATTCTTCTTTTGTCATTTTGTTTTAACCTTTCTATTATTTTAAATTCTATAATCTAATTGTAATATATTTTTTAAAATAAAACAAAAGAGAAGAAAAATGAATCTCGGCACGGACTCAACCTAAATAAGGTCCTATCCGTTAGCTTGGAAAGCTTTTCCAAACACCCTTAAGCAAGGTTCACAAGGATTTTACATGAGCTAAGTTTACGCTTACCCATGCAAGGGTAACAATCACCCTTGTCTCTCAGCATGATTTTTTCTGATATATAATCTGGAACCATTCTTTTAGCTGTGCATTTTGCAGCTAATTCAGTTAAATACCAATATTTACTATTTTTAGTAATATTATTTTCTTCAAGAACATAAAGCAATTTGGGGAAAGCGGGAGTAATATAAACCCCTTTTTCGTTTTTAAAACCTTTAATTCTTTGTTTCAGAAACTCTTCAATAAGTAAAGCCAATTCTTTTTGATATTCTTTTGTTTCATTAAGGTACATAAAAACCGATAAAAAAGGAGCTTGTCCGTTCGTATTAGTCATAGAATTAGTTTGATAATTAAATGTTTGAACGGAATCGGCGATTTCTTTTTGCAAATCTTCTTTCGCGTATTTTTGACAATCTTCCTCTGTCAAGCCTCTATCTTTGTATTTGTTTATATATCTTGTATAACTTTCTCTAACAAAGGGAGCCAAATGGGTTAAACTAATCGTGGCTCCGCCATAAGAAGATGAGGTTACTGCCGCAATAATCTGCGTAGCTATAGTAGTAGCAGTTATAAGACGATGAGGTTTTTCTATTAAGACTCCGTTTACCACCGTACCATTTTGGAGCATATCTTCTAGATTAATTAATTCACAATTATGGATAGCATTTTGAGCAAAATAATCTGCGTCATGGAAGTGTATAATTCCTTTATCATGAGCTTCTACTATATCTTTATCCAATAAAAATCGACGAGTAATATCTGTACTCACAATTCCAGCCATATAATCTCGTTGTACAGTTGTCCTTTTAGCATTTTTATTGGAGTTTTCATTATTCCAGTAATCGCTTTTTCCTTCTAAAAGCTCTTTAATAGACTGGTCAGTGGTGTTTGATTGCCGCACCATTTCCTTCTTATAACGGTAGCGAATATATTTACGAGCTACATCTTTTCGTTCACATTCCATTAATTTTTCTTCAACTAAATCTTGTATTTCTTCAACAGTTAACGGCGTTTTATTTTCTATTGCGGCATCTTCTATTTCATCAGCAATTTCTTGTGCTGTATCATTTTCATATAATTGCCCATCTACATCTATAAATGCGTGGTTTATGGCTTCAACGATTTTACCCTTATCAAAAGTTACAATTGAGCCATCTCTCTTGATAACATTCAATCGCATTGTTATCATATTTCTCCTTCCTAATATATATTGTACCTATTTTTAACGATACTACAATATATATTGAAAATATAGTATTAAAGTTTCATCAAAATTGACCTGAGAACTCTGAGGGCCGATTCACCGCCGTCGGCCCTGGAGTTATCTACAAGCTCTTCCATTAAGCCCCATGAACTTTCTTCAAGAAAATCGGACTTGTCGGTGCCAAAACGGCGTATTATTTCTTCTACATTTGGATTTTCTTCTCTATTTAATTGCCTTATCAGACGAATTTTATCAGAAGTTCTAATTCTAGCAATTCTATAGACAAAGTCAATTTGTGCTTCGAATAAGTCTTTTATAAAAGTTATCATTGCTTTTGGACTAATCACACAAATATTTATTTTATGAGGATGCAAATCTTGGTATTGAATGCCGTAACCCCAGTTATTAAAATATTTAACACCACCGACTTTTCCCATTTCTACCAATTTATGGAATTCGGCATCTTCTACATAATGATAATTTTCATCTTGAATTTCGTTTTCTCTAATGGGCCGAGTTGTGGTTAAAATAACCCTGTGATAAGGCGAAGGCGGCATACACAGCTCCTTTGCTAAAAAATCTTTGCCGCAGCCGCTTTCTCCTATGATAAATAAAATTTTAATCTTCTAAGATTCCATTATATCTTTCTCCCTGTAAAGTAATATTTCCATTTTCATCAATAGAAGTTATTTTCATCAACCGATGTCCTGGAGTTGAGCTATATTTCTTACAAATAAATGTATCATCAATTCTCACGCCATTAACCACTATCATAGAACCTTTGTCAAACCAAGAGCCTTCAATGATATGACCCTTTCCATCAGCACCCTTTTCAGAAATACGTTTGTCATACATTGCAAAAAATTCTTTATTAAATTTGACAGTAACAACTCCAGAAGTAGTAAGAAGAACTACAGTCGATTTATCTTTATTCTTTGCGATACAAGTTCCACATATTTTAGATAATTTATATAATTTGATAATACTATTGCCTTTTGGAAAAGTTCTTTCAATTATTGGTTCTTCGGGCAATACAAAGAAATTGGCATAACCATATTTATTATTGTTTAAATGTGCAAGTTCATGCTCGTGATAATAAAAACACATAACTTCCATTTCCCAAGTAGAATAATTACCGCTTGCACAGCTATCCCAAAGTTCCTTAAAAATCTTTCCATTTAAAGTAAAGAGTAGATTTTGTTTGTCTGCCGCAATCCAATTCCTAAAAGTATCCATATATTTTTGGTATACTTTATCCCATACTTTTGGTTTAATGCAATTATCTTCAATAACCTCTTCTTTACCTATTTCGGCAAGAAAATTAAGTGAACGCTCATCCGTATAATAAGAGCCATTAGAATTTTTATGAAGCTTAAGATATTTATTGAAATTATAAACTCTTAATGCTAGAGTAAATTCATCTCCTTGCGGCAACATATTATACTTTATAAAACTTGCCATATTTTGAAGTGTTAAATTAGTTTTTTTATCACATATTTCCCATATATACCAAGCCATAACTCTTTTTCGTTCTTCCATTTGGTCAAACGCACCACCTTTAATAAGAGAAAGCATTTGAGGTTTGGTGGGTTTAACTCGTCTATAGAAATCTTTTACACTAACGTATGGACGATTTTCTATAATTCTTGCAATAACATCATCACCGACTTTTGCAAGGCCTTTTAAGCCAAAAAGGATTCTATTATTTTCTGCATCGGGTTTAAAACCAAAAGAAGATTCATTTATATCAACAAGACTTAACTTAACGCCAGCTTGCCGAATTTCTCCAATAGCTCTTGCAAGTTTTGAATAATCAGTGGAGTTAGTCTTTTTTATTTTTCCACTTCTGTCTGGCAAATCTATATATTCAGCGTCCGGGTCATCTTCTTTTTCATAAATGTTAACAATTTCTTCTTCTGTTCGGCTCTCCAAAGAACCGCTGTTAACGATTAAGCAGGCACAATTCCAATAAACAGGTGACCAATTTATTGCTAAATAAATAGTTTGTATTCCTACAAAGCTATAAGGCAATGAATGATTAAATGAAAAAGCATATCCGAGTTGAGGAGAAACGATATTCTCCCAGAAATAATTTGCAGCTTTTTGTTCCCGAAAACAAGAAAAGACTTTTTCTTTTAATTCTGGAATTTTAGACATTTGTTTTTTTGCTATTATTTTTCTGGCGGAATTTGCTTCGCCTAAAGTAAAGCCGCAAACTTTCATCAATAATGACATTGTTTGTTCCTGAATCGCGCAACAACCCCAATACTCATCACAATATTCATGCATAATAGCACGAATAGAATCATCCATTTCGGCATTTATCATCTCTTGTTCAAAAACATGAAGCCCTTGTTTTTGAATCCTTACATATCTATCTTGCTGACTTTCTTTTCCTTTTTCGCTCATAAGTCGCATCATTGCATTCGCTGAAGTCATTTCCTGAGGAGTCTTTGGTTTAAGTTTTGCTAAGCCTACGCCAGTGTTAAACTGAAATACATCAAGAATGTCCCCAGCAGCAAGATGTTGCCAAATTAAAGGATTGGAGGTATCTAATACTTCTGGATGAAGATACTTATTATAAAATTCTCTTAATTTCATATTATTCGGTATCTTATTATCTTTTTTAAGAAGTTCATAACACTGGATAATCTTGTCACTAATTTCAGTTACTAAAAAATCGTACTTAGTGTCCATATTAATCTTATATTTCTATAAGTACTGACTATCTCTTACTATGTTTTAAACATAGAACTCTGTTTGGAGACACGTATCAATAGTGTCCCTACTCCTCTTTACGAGGATAGTCGATACGCACATAGTTTAAAATATATATTTCCAAGTTTTATAATTTATAATATCTCTAACTGTTTTAGTAGAAACTTGAGGGTATAAATTATAAATCTCTTTTAAAGATTTACCATCATTTTTCATTTGACGGATAGTTCTTACATCCTATTCATTTAATTTAGCTCGACCATTTTTATTACCTATTTTACTAAGTCCAGCATGATAGTGTTTTCTTTCTTCCGTAAATACTTCTGGCATAACTAATTTATATCTATTACCATTATAAACATTCCAAAAATTCCATTCATTTGGATAAATATCTACATATTTTTTATATGCATCTCTCCAATATATTCCATTTAGATAATCCTACCTTAATTCAACAATATCAGCATAATCTAACTTAGACTTATTGAACTAACAAGAGAATTCAAAATTGAATGGATAAACTTCAATGTTTGTAGTTAAATGTTTGAATTTTTTATTTAGATAAATTTCTCTAAATTCACCATAACTAATTTTATTACTAAATTCATCAAATAAGACATATTCTGGTATATTCCTATGATCTAAAATATACTAAGCATCTTCATCAGAAATTTTAGCCATACCATTTTTCTCACCCAATTGAGGAGAACTTTTAGGGTAATAAGCTCCACCCTCATCAACATTATATCCTTGGCAATCAATATCATTAATCCAAGTATGATATTTTTTAATTAAATTATACTCCAATTCAATAGCTTCTTGAATTGATAAGCCAGAAGCTACAATTTCAAATATAAAATTTTCTTTTCCATATTGATGAATTTTTTTCTAAATTAGTTGATTTTTACCATTCGGATTATAACAACATTCATTCTACCAACGCTTTTTATAATTATTAGTTATACCTACATATTTTTTATTATTAATTTTATTTGTAATTAAATATACATACATTTTGGTTCCCTCCTAGAAATCATACTTTATTATCCCTCTATAAAATATGATTTCTAGGAGTAATATTTTAAACTATTTGGCCCGGGGTTACCTTGAATTTTTTTAAAATTTTTAGGTTTTCCCGGTGCATTATAGGTATTTTTTACTTACCTTTTTCAAGCGCCTATAATACATCGCTGATAAACGATTAAGAGTTAATGGGCAACATTACTTACCCGCAGCTTCTGACCTGTGTAAATCCCAGCAAGTAATTAAATCTCCGCTACCTGTTTTCATAAACGAAGCTGTTGCAAACGGGTCTTCTCCATACAGAATAACACCAGACGCATGAACAGAGCGTTTATTTACAAGAGAGTCTATTGCAGTTATAATGTCTATTAAGCCTGGATACTTTTGGATTTCTCTCACAAATCCTTGGACAGGTTTTCTTCCTTTTTCTTCATTACCATATAATACATCTTGAATGCTCCACAAGAAACCTCGTTCTGACGGTATAAAAGAACTCAAATATTGAGCATCATCAGGGCCTATTCCATCTGGATAATCTTCTGAACGATAACCCCTGCAGGCCGCAAGAATGCTGCTTCGTGTACCTTCAGTGCCAAAAGTAGCAACTTGTACTAATCCATATTTTCCTCGCTCTTTTCTTATCGCTTGGAAAATCTTTTGTCTTTTAGATGGAGCTAAGTCTATATCAATATCAGGTAATTCGGCGCGTTCTTTATTTAGGAATCTCCAATATTTAATATTCCACCTAATTGGGTCTAATTGAGTAATTCCTAACAAATAATTTGAGAGAAATCCTGTCGAACTTCCTCGACCTGGACCTACGATACTGCCACATTCCCAGAATAAATCTATATAATGTTTAAAGGTGTTAAAATAAGCAAAAAGGCAATCTTCAAGTTGTTTGCCAAGATAATCTATAATATCAGCTTCAATTTCTAGCCTTTGCAAATATTTTGAATTTTTCTCTTTCTTTTTTTCTTTCAACCCCAAGAAACAATCGTTAACCCAGCAACGCTCTTGAATATTAGAGCTTTTAAAAAGTTTAAACAAAGTGGGATAATCTTCTACTTCAATTTTTTCTATTGGAGGATAATTATGAACTGGTACTTTAGGAATGATTTGTTTATGAGATAAATCAAAATTTTGAATCTTATTTTGGATTTCCAAAGAATTATCTATTATCCAATCTATTACTTCTTCAGAAAACGAATAAGACAATAAAGTATAAATTTCTTTTATATCCATTAAATAGGTAAAAGCATAAAAGCTATCAACTTCTCTATCACCATTTTTTGAATTAAGATAAGCTTTGTGAATAGAACGGTCTTTTTTAAGCAAATAATGCGCATCATTCCCCACTGTAACTTTCATATTAACAGCTTTTGCAAAACGAAGTAACATTTGATTGATTGCAATTTGTTCTTTATCTGTAGATGGGGCAATTTCAAGATAAAAATCATCTCCAAATATGTCTTTACAGAAAAGAAAAAATTCATACATTTTTTGATTTATCTGATTGGTTTGCAGTCCATCTTTTTCAAGCAAATACTTCTGGAAAGCTAAGGTGCTCATTTCTCCACCTCGACACGCCGTTGTAGCTATCACATGACCTTTAAAATCTTCCATTATAGATTTAAGCTCGGTTTTTTCAAGAGGAACTCTTTCAAGCCCTCTTTCAGTATAAATATTATCCCAAGCCATAGTGCTCATTTTCTTTAAAGCAGTATATCCTATTTTATCTTTTGCCAAAAGAATGAAGTGATAATACTTTTGTTTTGGGCCTCGCTTATCAATTAAATAAATTTCATTTCCTAAAACAATTTTAAAATCAGGATGTTCTTTATATATTTCTTTAGCATATTGGTTAACTTCTGCATGAGCAGAAAGACATTCATGATCAGTTATTGCAACCCCAGATAATCCTAACTCAATAGAAGTATCAATGAGGTCTTTTGGCCGATTAATACAGTCCAACAGTCTTAGATTAGAGTACATGGTATGAGCATGACAATTAAAATAACTATCTCTCATTATTTTATACCCCTTTCATTTTCTTTTACATTTTATAATACCATATAATTCTTTTAAAGTCAATTTTCCCCATTATATACAAAAAGCTTTTCTACTGCCTTATAATCATTAGTCTTTCCGCAAGTTCTTTTTACTTCGCAAGACCATATACATTTAAAATCATTGGGTGCGGCCTGTTCCGACACAATTACTATATTCTTTTCACTCATTTTTCTTACCCAATCCCAATAATTTTCAAAATCTATACTAGACCAATTATCTTTTTTGTATCCATATTGCTTTGTGTCCTGATAAGGGCTATCACAATATATAAGGCAATTTTCAAATTCTGGAAGATTTTTATAATCACTTTGATTAAATTCTATATCTTTTAAATTAGGCGCTTGCTTTTCGGCATTTCTATAAGCTTCTTGATAATAATTTCTAGTTTCGGTATTTTTTGCGTAACCTCTTGGGAAGCCGCCGTTGGAGAAAGAAGCAAAAAATTCTACTGCTCCCACTTCGGCAAGAGTCAAAGAGGTAAGCGGCGTTCCATCTTTAACATACGCTTTACCCTCATCCCACATTTCTCTATTTGCGTCTTTTGGAAGTTTTGTTATATCTTCTTGTATCTGTTTAAGTAATGCTATCAAAGTTTCGCTTCTGTCATAAGCCAGCTTTCTATCACATTTTACATGCTCAATAATAGAACAACCGCCGCAAAAGGGTTCTATATAAGTTTTTATATGATTATCATCAATCATCTTTTGAAGTATGGGTACAATTGAACCCGCATATTTAGCTTTACTTCCCATATATACCATTAATTTTTGTCGCTCCTTCTTATCCAATGAAGTCTAGGGTAGGCCGGTGAATCGAATTTATCCCAAACAAGCCAACAATAAGCCTGTGCGCTCGTTCCTGTAGGCTTTTCGCCATTTTTCCAGCACTGAATTCTATCAACATATTGATATATATCCGTAGGCGGATTTTCTTTAAAAATTTTAGTATATCGGCCTTCGCCTTCTAAAATCTGGGTTCGGCATAAAACTATTAATTTCTGTGTAGCAATTTCTAGCGCACGAATAAGAAAAGGCTCAATTAAAGAATAGGGCGGATTCATTATTATAATATCAGCTTTATCTACTGGGTATTCATCACCAAGAAAATCAAGGTCATAATCAATTTTCCAACCATCTTTAATAAAACCTCGATTTTTATAATCAGTAGCTATTTTCTCTTTTGGCAAATCACCATATTTTTCTATATATTGCTCAATACCTTCAATCATATGCCCGCCCCCACAGCAAGGCTCAAGAATAGTTTTATCAGTCAAATCAAAACTAGTTGTTTCAAGTATGTTTAAAACTTCCGAAGTAGGAGTAGCATAATAATCATTTGCTTCTCTTTCTTTATTATTTTTTTTATAAGAATTATATAAACCTTTGTTACTGTATTGCCCCATTAAGAATTTCCTCTATTTTATTATTTAATAATTTAGTTATTTTATTCATTGAAACAGCATAATCACAAATTTCTATAGACAAACTATAATTGGTTGGCATCATTCCGATCTGTTGTAATTCTCGATAAAATTCTTCAAGAATATCAATCTTTATGCTTTTGGAGTTCTCTTTTAGCTCATCTTGGAGTTCTTTCCTAAGACTGAATTCCTCATTATAAGCTCTTTCTTTATCTTTACATTCTTTTTCTAGTTCTAATATCTTTTTAGATTGTTTGATAATAATTTTAGCCATCTCTTTACTATCCATTAAGAATCTCCTTTTATCATTATTAACTTTTGACAACTTCTTGTAATGCCAGTGTATACCCAGCGGCAATGTTCGGTCCAGTCTTGTGGAAAAGTTTCTTCAAGAAGTAATACTTTATCCCAAGAAGAACCCTGTGAAGAGTGTACTGTAATAGCATACCCATATTCAAACTCCATAGGAATAATTAGCTTTGGTCTTTGCGGCTCACCGATTTTTTTATAAAACTTACTTATTGCTACCTGTTGCGGCAAAGTAAGTCTATATTCTCCTGTAAGTAACATTTGCTTATCCAATTTTAAATATCCATAATCTTCGCCATAGTCACTTACAAAATTTGTTTTATAAGATTCAAGCGGCCCTCCAGGAATATGTAGCGCTCTCGGCAAGGAATAAGCGCAAGGATATATTGCTTTTTTCAAGAAGCCAATAGTACCATTAACTAGTGAAAAACCATTACTACCAAAAGTTTCGTGATAATTACGTCGAACTATTACTTTATCGCCGATTTGGGGCGCTTCACCTTTAAAACCGCGCATTTCTCGCATATGTTGGTTTATTCCTTTACGAGTATCATTAAGCCCAACAAGTATCTGGTCTGCCCAAGCCAAATGGCCTTCACACAGCTCTTTCTTCGGCAATATCATTAAATCATTACCCTTATAATAGCCTATTGGTTGTTTTGCTCTTGCTACCATACTAAGTCGAATAATATCACTTTCTTTAGCTTGCCGCATTACTTCATCAAGAAAAACATCGGGTTTTTCAAGAAGCCTATTTCTTGGTTCATCAGAAGGCGGAGGAAGCTGAAAGGGGTCACCGCAAAATAATACAAAAATGTGGTGTTTCAATAATTGTTTTATAGTCTCTTGAGGCACCATAGATACTTCGTCTACGACTATAAGCTTATAAGGAATATCTCCAATTCCAACAGGAGTTCTGGTGAAATAGCCCTTGGGAGAAAGATTGTATTTCCATAAAAGTTTATGTAGTGTTGTAACATTTCTATGCCCTAATTTTTGAAGCTGATTACAAGCCTTTCCAGTAGGACAAGCATAACAAACATCTTGTTCAGGGTCAAGTCCAAGAGAAGCAACTATAAATGAAATACACACGCTTTTCCCTACTCCTGCATACCCGCTAACTACGCCGAAAGGCTCTCCTGAGAGATATTTTTGAACGATGCACTTTCGTCCTTCCTCTTGTTTACGCGTTAGCTCCACATTTTTACCTCCTTTATACTTTCTATAAATATATTATATAATAAAAAACCTGCAAAAGCAAAAACGCCCATAAAATTCCCAAAACGTTTTTTATTTAGGCATTTCGGCGCAAGCGTCAAGTGTGCTAGAGCGAGGTATAAAAAAACAGGGGAGACAATCTCCCCTTATTTATCCTACAAAACTCGCGTAGGCTATTTGTGCATTACGCTCTCGGCTTGAGTACGACCAACTAGCGCATCTCTCATAATATTTAGCAAATACTCGTGCAGCTTCAGCAGCGTTTCCAATAGTAAGAAAATTATAATATCCGTATTGACTTAACTGCGCCGAAATAGTGCTTTTTAAATGATTTAACTGTTCATATAAATCAGCATTATGAACTGATGGGAAATAATACAATGACCATTGACATATTCCATAGTAAGCACCGCCTTCCCCATAGAGATAAGGATTGATACTTAAGCTATGTCCACCCGCTTCGGCCATTATATTACCTAAAACCCCGGCCGAAACGGCGTCATTCCAATCCCAAGATTTAAAAGTATTCCATATAATTTGTGCCGCATTACCAGGTATTTGTTTTCTTACAACAGCCTTTTTCTTTTTTTCTTTTCTTTGTATCTCTTGGTATTCTTCCCAAGTAATAGTTTTATAATTAATCTCAAAAGGTTCTTTATAAAGGATAGAATCCGTAACTTCTATTTTTTCTTTCTCTTTTGGCTGCTGTTCAGAAGGGATGTAAACTTCTGAAATTGTGGCGGTTGTTCTAAAATCATTATCTACTTTCGCCGCAGTACCAATAAAAAGCATAATTATTGATAAAATAGCAACAAGCAGACTTAATACTATATTTTTCATACTAATTTCTTCCTTCCTAATAAATAAATATTAGGTCAAGTTGTGCTTAGCTGTTAAAAATAATAGGCTGTCCTTCCTACAATTTCATAATCAACAATAGTTATTTGAGGGAGTTGTCGTCCTCCCCAAGAATTAATTTCGCAAGTTCCAACTACATTAATTTTTACACAACCCAAATCAGAATATAAAGATTTATATTCTTCTTCGGATGACCTGAATTTTATGACCGTGATACCAGATGGAAGATTAATTTTTAATGTTGGGCCTTTTTCTAATAAAGTTAACATATCTTTTGTTATATTGATATTGGTTATTGCCACTTTTGGCTCTTCGACACCTTTTCCATAATACTTTTTATAACTTCCAATAGTAAGTATATCTTGTATATTAATATTGGCCGAATCCCATATAAAATCTACTAAGTAGATTTTTGAGAAGTCTATATCTTTTAAAGCCGCATTAGTGGAATTAATAAAATCTTGTAATTTATCTGCCGCAATACCTACGCCGAAAGCCGCTTCATGCCCAGCTACGTAGAGAACTCCCTCTTGCTGCAAGAGAAAAGCCCGAAGAGCCGGGATCGGCGAACCTTCAAAGTTTCGGCCCGAGCCTTCATACGTAGCTACTCCCTCTTCGTTGACTCTTTTGCCAAGAATTAAAGTAGGGCGGCAATATCTAGAAGCCAATTCATTAGCTACCAAACCGTTTAAGGTGGGGGCCAAGGCTTCATCTTCATCTAAAGCTACCACTAAGATTTTATTATTTAATAATCCTTCCATTTGGATTTTTCGTTCAATTATTTCCAAGCTAGCCTCTTTTGCTTTGGTTTGTCTATTTTTAATGTTATTACAATATCGGCAAGCCTGAACCGCTAATTGTTCTTGTTGTCCTTTACATCCTCTCTTGGTTGAGGGAACTAATTGAGTTCCTTTATAGTCCAACATAGATTCAAATAGCGTCAGCTTTTCATTTGGTGTTCCAGAACGACACACTGCGTTCACATATGGAGCAATATAAAAAGCAATTCCAAAAGGTGTAATAGAGCCGTCAGGGCTACATTTATTTAAAGAATAATCCTGCATTTCTACCATATCTTTTAGAAAGGGGTTATTAATGTGTTCTAAGCCATGCGCAATAATATATCGCGATTCGGCATTAGCTAAACTCATTATATCAGCGATATCTCCAACAGCCACTAAATCTGTATAATTCCAACAATTACCTATATTAAGAAGATTGTCAATATATTGACAGAATTTCCATACAACTCCAACTCCTGAAAGAGTCTTATTAGGATAATCATCAAGTTGATGATTTATAATACAAGCGTATGGAGAAAGTTCGTCGGAGTGATGGTGGTCAAGAACTAGAACATCTATACCTTTATCATAAAAATATTTATGTTTTTCTATTTCTTCACTACTACTATCTGGTGCAATTACGAGTTTCACATTACCGGGCACAGACTCAACCAAAATTCCATGTCCTTTAATCGAATGCATAGAATAACATACTTTCGTTTCAACGAAATGAGGAAATAAACTATGTAAATAATTTATTAGAAGTGCCGAACTTGTATATCCATCGCAATCATCATCGGGCTGTATATAGATATAGTCATTCGCTGCAATATGTTTTACAAGCATTTCGGCGCCTTGCTTCATATTATTGAATAAAAGCGGATCATTCAAACATTCTTTTGTAGGTGATAAATAACTTCTATCGAGATTTCTGTTATTTAATATCTAATCAATTACATCTAAGTTTTCTTTTGGTTCTTTAATTAAACTAAAATTCATACTTAATCTCCTTTCATAGATACACCTACATTATTATTTAAAAATTGATATATTATCATTTAATAAAACCGACCTCTTTCATTAATAAAAGTACGCTCTTTATAGAGTTTAATAAAAATGTTTTTACCGCAGTCTGTAGGGCTAGCTTTATAAGGAGTAATCATCTTTTTATCAAAAATAAAACTAATCATCGCTTTACTATGATATTTATTATAAATATTAGTATAGTTTTTAATTAGATGATTATATTCTTTATCGCCTATTTTTTGAAACTGCCTATCAAAAGCAATAATAATTTCTTTTACTCCAAGAGAAAGAAGAAGATTTATTTGATAATTTGTTATATTAGAGCCGCAACACGCAACACATATATTATTTGTCCAGCCGAAATAAGAGGCGTATTGTAGCACAGATTTTTCGGATTCGGCAATTATTGCTTTGCCTACTTGTTTAATGCTTTCTTTATTCCAGTTCAAACCATAAAGGTTTAGTCCAAGAGGATGATTGTAGATATCTTTTAAACCAATTTTTATAGGACGATATTTCCCATAAGTTTCGGCATCTTCAAGTACCAAACTTCTACCTCTTATGCCGATTAGGCGATTATCAATATCATAATGGGGTATGATAATTTGTTCTGGACCTGGATAATAACAAATTCCTGCAAGCCGCATTACCTCTTCTGAAATACCATCCCTAAGCCAAGGGCCTATCTTTACATCATGGTTAAAATTATTAAGAACATATGGATTATATTCTTTTAATTCTATTGTTTTCGTTTCGACAGATATTTCTTTAATTCGATTAATGTTATCAAAAATAGCCCAATCTTCAAGCCGTTCGCCGTTTTCTTCTTCAAATTGCCCTGTTAAGCCGAAATGGTAAGCTACATATCTAACAGCGTCGTTTAAATCAAATTCTTTATCATACTGAATTTTCATGACCTTGCGGCATAATTCAAAGATATCGAAAGATGGTTCATCGCAACCAGTAAAACATCTAAAAAGTGTACTGTTATTATAATAATAAAGCTTTCTGCTGCCTACCCCCGCGGGATTATGGCAAATAGTAGAAGAGATAAAGCCGAAATTCGTCCATTCCGGCTCTCCTCCCCATTCTTGAACAAGTTCGTATATATCAACAGTATTAAGTTGTTCTTTTATACTATGCTTGTCATAATTAATCATATGGTATGAACGTAAGTAACCTTTCCAAGAAGTCCATAATTGTTATTTACATATTCACAGAGATATTTCTGTTTATTCATTTTCTTAGGCTTGCTTTTAAGAATTGTTGCCGCAACGGCTTCTGCCATCTGATATTCAATTTCTTTGTAAAATTCTTTTTCCATTTGGTTATTCTCCTTTGTAATGTTTCATAAAATGTCTATATTTACGACTATACTTTAATAATATTAAATGAAGCATAACACTATTTGTCTGTTCAGTTGTTTCTGATAAAGCGGTTAAATAAGGATATTTCTCTTTATCATCTATTAAAGTTTTAAATATTAAATCAAGGGCATATTGAGCGTCTATAGGTGGATTACATAGCTCATATTCTTTATCTTTATACCAATCTGATATTTTTTTGCGAAATCCCACAAAACTAATATTTTCATTCCATAGCATTTATATTCTCCTCTATCCCCAAATTTGGTATTTTTTAGTATCTGCTACTGGTTTTACATTATTCATTTGAATAAGTTCGTAATGAAAAGTAGTTGCAAAAATAGGATTGATTTTACATTGTCCTAAATTTGCTTTACACCAAAGAAATATACTTTTATATTTTCCTCGACGATTTTTATATATCGCCAATTTAAGATTAGGTATATCATTACTGCCGATTACTGGGCCGAGAGCTTGCAAATCATCTTGACTTACAGGTAAGATATGCATACCTAGGTCTATCTTATCTGCTATAGATTTCGCCATATTTCTCCTACATTTCTATAGGTACTGACTATATTTTAATAAAGTATTTAACTTTACTATACCTCTTTCGATTTTCAGTTGCTTCGTTTCCTATAACAACGCTACGTATCAATAGTAACTCTACTTCCAAGCGTTTCAACTTTAGGAATAGTCGATAGCCCGCTTTAATCTTTTACTTTATTTATTATTATAAAATTCTGGATTATGAATCATTTTGTATAATGTTCCATATCCAACATAACAAGCCGCAGTTTTTTGAAATTCATGTAATTTAAGTCCACTTTCTTTATATAAAGCAGTTATTATATCACGGTCTGCAGCTCCATATTTTGCTCGATGCGGATTATGTTCAAAAACCTCTGGCATTATATGTTTCCAATTTTTACCATGCCACATTCTCAAAAACCCAGAATAAGTTATTCTGTCTTGAAAAAATTCATTCCAAATTTCTCTGCTACGTTTTCCAGCAGCATATTGCTCACGACAAAATTTTACTTCTTCATTTGTCAATAGCGCCATACCGTGGTCTTCTCCTAGGTGAACAGTATTATATCCTGGTTTATCTCCACCTGGAGTTTCATTATAATGTTCTCTATTTTCATAAGTATTATAATATTGAATCCAGAATTCTTCTCTTTTCTTTAATTCTTCTAAATCTTCAATATTATCTTCTAATATAGTTAAATCGAAATTGCTTGGTCCATATTTCCGTAACGCACGATGAAAGGCTGAATTAAAATCTTTATTATTAGAATTATAAGCAGCTCCGATATGGTCTGAATTTCTTTTACTTAAGTTAGTAGTTAATCCTATATATTTATGTCCATTAATTTTATTATTGTACATATAAATACAACCCATTTTTATTTTCCTCCTTTCTTCTTAAATATAAAATAAAGTAAAATGATTAAAATGAGACGGGATTACCTACAACTTTACTTGTTTAGGCTTCCCCGTTAGCCGCTATAAGCGACCCCCACGATTATGGGATAAGGTATATTAAGGCGAGAAGTTCACCTCTAAGTAGGTTCTGGTCTGGTTCGGTAGCTGTTTTCCAGTCAGCGCTAAGCTGTGTGGAGGAGAGTATGAATACATCGTTTTGCACACAGATATCTTTTATTTTAATAGCTATCATAAAAAGTACATTATCTTCTCTAAGTTTTATTCCACCCGTTCGGCGAGTTATTTCTTCAAGAATTTTTATACTTGAATGGATATAGTCTAAAAAAATATAATGTGCGTCATAATCTCGGATGCCACGTTTGATCTGATTTTCTATATCTGTCATAGAGAAATCAGGCATTTCTTCTATATACAGAGGAGCCTCTTGTATAATTGAAGCCGCCATAGCTAAACGCTCATTTTCTTCATCGTCGCAACGGCCTTCAAGAATTTTATCTTCATCTACTCCCGCTATAAACGATAAAAGCATTGTTTGTACTTCATCGAGCCGCTGTTCGGTCGTAATATAAAGAGTAGGCTGTTTTGCTCCCATTGTAATCCAGCCGCTCCCCTCTTCCCACATTGCACTACACGACATATATGCTGCGTCGGCCATCATTGTGCGACTTTTGCCTACACCGCTGGGCGCTGAACGTAAGTAGAACTTACCAAGCCTAGCTCCACGAGTTACGGTGTTAATTAAAGAACCGTAAAGCGGCAAACCATAGTCAGGATTCTGTTTTAAATGTTCGAGTAATTCTTTTATTCCAGTTCCCGCTTGACGCGGTTTTTGGAATTCTTCCCCAGTGTATTCAGCTTTAACTCTATCTATTTTTTCATCAATAAGTTTTACTATATCGGCAATAGAATGATTAGTGAGCCATTCGCCCTGTTCATTGATTTTTTTCTGGTCAAAAACCTCATCAGGGTCATATATGTCTGATACATCAATTCCGCAATTTTGATAAGCTCTTAAAAGGCTAAGTTTCTTAACTCGATTATAATAAAAATCAAATAACTCAGGCTGTGCATTTTTACCCACTTCGGCAAGCCATTTTTCTCCATCATTCTTTTTAAATAAAGCATAATCTTCAGGCTTATCATTTAAATAATCTTCTATAACTACAGCATTAAACTGTTTAGCATTATCAAGTGAATGAAGTTGAAACATAATTTTATACATCATTCTGTGAAAACTCTCTACAAAATCGTGCTTACATAAATTATATTTATCTGTAAAATCCAAAAGAGAAGGATTAAGATATATACAGCCTAATACTTGAAGAATTGCTGGCGTATCTACAATTTTTCCCATTTAATCATCCCACCATTCTGACGCCGCTCTCTCTTTTTGAAGCGGTTTCGGCATTGGTACACTTATTTTTACTACTTCTTCATTTGGTTTATATTCTTCTATTTTTTTATCTTTATTAACTTGAATAGCCAACATAAGATTATAATAGTATATTTCGGCTTGTTTATATACATAAGGAACTATGCCGATTGTTAATTGTTTTTTATTAACTTTATGTCCTTGTACTTCATAAAAATATTTTAAGGCTCTATATATGCCTTTATATGAAAAATGATATTCATTTATAAAATGATTAGCTTGTTTAACCAAATTCGGTGGCGCATAATCTTCTTCATAAAGTTTCATTAAATATTCAAGCAATATATCTTTATCTGTCTTGAGCCGTTCAGCATCTTTTTTAACACATTCAATACAAGCCGTTTGACCTGTTGGAAGAATGCCGAATTCGTGTTCCTTTTTATTAAAACGCTTGCTGCACAGAGGACAATCAAAAATATTGGGAGTTTCTTCCGTAATAGGCTCTCTTATTTCATAATCAGGAAGGTTAGGATTCTTCTCTTTTTCTTTTAAATAACAATCTTTATGCGCGTACCTATATCTTATTTTTGTTGCTGCTGGATTAGGGTTAGCTGGAGGTATAACGGCAATAGGAACAGCGTCTCGGTTAAACTTTATGCCGCAATATACACATTTACAATATTTAATTGTTGCCACTCAAACACCTCACAATTCATATATTTATAATACCATATTTTTAATAAAAAAGCAATCTCACTCTTTTTTATAAGTAAGATTGCTTTATTTTAATTATTTATGGAGAAGGTCCTCTTTTAATTCTGTATTTATCAAATAAAGGAATTCGGCTTGGTCAGGAGTCGTATCGTTTGCCTTTTTATCTTTACCGAGGTACTTTTCAACTATTTGAGTGATTTTAGGCGCCGCAGCGGGCTCTTTTTGCATAATTTCGGTAGCAAGATTTTGAAATTCTATTTTAAGGCTATCATAATCATAGCTTTTTGCTTCTGGCATTATAATTTTTTCAGAAGTAACAAAAGCATTATTATGTTCTGCTGCTTCTTTATCAATAGCTGTTTGAATAGCGTTAACCAAAGCATGATAGTTGGTAGGTACTTCATTAG